TCGTATGGTAGCGGTTGCTTGCGGTATTCGTATTCTTCGATGAGTCCGAGGTCGTAACCGCCTAGCTGGTACTTCTGTGACGAGTACACACCCTTTGAGGTTTTGTAGTCACAGAGAATTCGCATACCACGAGCTTGAATGATTGCGTCGAAGCGACCAACGAAAGGCACGACATTCTTCTCTGAATAAATGAATCGCTCTGCGTCGAGGTACACCACGTTTTCTTCTTGCTCGAATTTGATAAATGATTCGATACCACGCATAACTTGTTCGTAGTTTGCGTTGAGGGTAGCCGTTTCTTCTTCGGTCATGTCCTCGGTGATTACTGGTGGCTCTGGCACTTCTGGCAACGGCTCACCCATAGTCTTACACCATGCAGTGCGTTCAGCGTAGGCGTGAATCACGTTACCAATCTCTGCCGCTTCGTCTTTCTTGATATTACGTTGCTGCAGTGAGTCCTCTACCATTTTGATTACTTCCCAATCTTGCCACTGCGGATTCGTCTTGGCAGTCTTCTCGATGTATTCAGTAATCAGACGGTCATTCCAAACAAGAAGCTGGTTTGACTTATCGAGCACACCGACGACCGACGAAGGCGAGACCAAATAGGTCTTTGCGTCTTCGTAACGGTAACGGTGAGAGTTCGGGTAGAAAACAATCTTGCGGTCGTTGTACGTGGTGATGAGTTCTTTCTCTGTAGTTGCTTTTGCCATATTACTTTGTCTTTTTTACAGACTTCTTCTTCGGTGCTGGTACTGGCTCTGCAACGTCAGCTTCGTCGAGTACGTCGTCGTGATTGTCTTCTTCTTCCTGTACTTCTTCGTCGTCACCTTCGATGTCGATAACGTCGGCTGGCTCTGCGTCGTCGATAGCGTCCATTGCAGCGAGTTCAATAGCTTCGATTTTCTCTGAAATGATTGCCTTGAGTTCAGCTCGGTCTTCTTCGGTGAGTGACTTGATTGCGTCAAGCTTACTGTGTGCGTCCTGCAAATGTTCGACAGTTTGAAGCGTGTAGATACGTGCCTTCACGTTGTTGAAGAATGAGTGATTTTGTACAGGTGCAACAGGCTTTGGTGCTGGTGCTTTTGTAGGCTCAACAACAATTTCTTCACCGTCTTCACTTACTGCAGGTGCACCGAAATTGGTCACGGTTTCTTCTTTACCGAGAGCAATCTTTGAGACCTTGTCTACCCATGCAGCAAAGTCTGCAGGTGTGTCATTACCGATAACCTTTGAACGGTCTTTGGTGAGGTACATTGAGTTTGGAAGTGTGATGAGCTTGCGAGCACCAGTACCCTTCTCGATGTAGAGGTAACCGACGATGTCCATGAAGTACGCAATCTCGGTTGCTGCCTTACCATTGAGTGAAGGTACAACTTTGGTCACAACGTCACCGTCTTTTTCAGTAGCTTCTTGAGCAATGAAAAGTACGTGCATTGGAAGGTCACGGAAGCCACGCAAAATTTCTTTGATGTTTTTTGCGAGCGTACCCCAATCTTTGATTTCCATTGCCTTGCCAGTCTTCTTCTCGATGTCGGCTTTGATGATTTCGTTAATCTCGGTGATTGAGTCGATGATTACGGTTTCATAGTCGTGCTTCTGCGTCTTGAGATACACGAGCATTTCACGCAAATCATTGAGACTCTTGATTTCAACGTAGTTCGGTTGCTTGTCAGCGATTGCCAAGAGACCACCTTCTGCCGAAGCAAAGATAGCCTTCTTCGCTGTACCACCGAAACTCGTCTTACCAGTACCAGACGAACCGTATACAACGGCTTTGATTTTGTGGTCTGTTACTGCAAACTTCTTGATTTCCATACGATTTATTTATTTATTTATTTGGTTAATATATACATAATACACCCTGCATAGCGTATATGCAAGGGTGCGTTATGTGGACAACTATTGCCAGCAGCTTCGAGACCAATTCCAAGGCGTAGTTCCTTGTGTTTCATAGAGGTAGATTGCATACGAAGCATTACCATATTCGGTAAAGAGGTCGTAGTCAAGTCTCTCTGCAGTGGCTTGGTGGTACTTGAGGTTAATCTGGCACATGCCAGTGTCGAGAGGGTTGATTTTACCCTTCACAACCGTACCGTCAGAATTGAATTGTCGTGGCTCACCGTTCGGGTTTCCGTTCGATTCGCACGAGCAAATTCTTTTCAGAGTTGGTGGCAGTTCGGGTGTCGATGATGTTGAAATCGACGACACTTTTGGTACTGCTTTTTTTACCTGTAAAGGTACAGTTGCAGTCGCCACCACTTCGATTACTGGTAAGGGGATAGTCTCGTAATGAGGTAAGGGTGCAGGTAGTGATTCCGTTTTTGTTGGGTGCACCAACATACCGATGATGAGTGCAGCGAGTATGCCAGAAATAAATGCTGCAACATTGTGATGTTGTTTTTTCATAGTGCACAAACTTGCCAGATTTGTGTCACTTTATTTTACCACAGGCATAACGTCACGAAGTGCTTGGTTGTACTCTCTGTTAAGTTCTTGAGTTGGGCATTTTCGATTGAGACCACGACCACAAAACGGACACAACTTTGGATTTATACACACTTCTGGTCTCAAGAGTCCGAGGATATGTTCTCGCATAAATTGCTTTTGGCGAGTGATTGCATTTTCTACTTCGACACTACTCATAGAAGTTTTAGATTAAGATTTTCTTCGTTGATAATTGTCTCTTGCACCACTGGTGGTTGTAGAGATTTTTTGAAGTCAACGAGCGAGAAACCTCTCCAACTTGCCATGCACCCTGCTAGACTTTTTGCATTGCTATAATGCGTGTGTACATTGTCGTAAATTTCTTGCCACTTTGCGTTTGGGTGTTCACGCACGTAGTCTTTAATACACTCCAATTCATAATACCCTGCACTAACTCCTTTTTGACTCGGTAGTCCACCAAGGTCATGTTCGCTTTCTTTATGGTGCGTAAAATCCATTCGGCGATACGGCTCTTGTGGCTTGGCTTCAAGAGCTTCAAAAATCACACCACTTGGCAGTATTTGAAAAATACCAATACCCTCTTTTACACAACGGTCATACCTCTGCTTTGTAGAATCTCGAAGCTTCCAATATACGTCTTCAACATGAAATAGCACTGGCTTTTTTACAGGGTATGCGACGTAAGTTTTATCAAACGAAATTCGGTTAGTGTGGGCTTGTCGCACCACGTCCCAATTGAAAGAGAGTTTTAATTCTACTGCGACATGCTCGGTGTCGTTTACTGCAACCAAGTCAATACCACGCATAAAGTGAGCAACTTCGGCAAACACAGAATACCCACGTTCTTTGAACATACTTTTTACAATAGGGTATAGGTCGCACTCTTTCATTGTTTATGCAATTTCCAAATCGTCGTCAAACTTTCTGTCGTCAGTAATTACAACTTGCTTTTTTGAGGTGTGAGCTTTGTAGTACGTGAGGTGCTTCACTTCATTTGGCTGCTCGGCAACGTCACCACACAAAACTGCCAATGCTTCATTTTTTGCTTGATTACGAATATGACGTTGAAGGTTTGCGATAGGTCGACCATTGCTCAAGTGAAAATCCTCGTCACAAAAAGGACAACTGATTCTGTCGTGACCGTATTTGTTTTTTGTTTTTTTAATTTTCATAAATTTATTTATTTAGAATCTCGTCGTGAGTAATTTTTAGAATTGAATTACACAACTCAACATCACTTTCACCGATGTGTACTTCGTATCCAAAGATACGATTTAGTGAAGCGTACATTTCTTTTCTGGTCATACGTCCTTCTTTCCAAAGAGGGTCAATATGCGAGTGTGCTTTGATTCGTAATTGACGCAACTCTTTGTTTGCCATTGTGCCAAAAGGTCGCTTTGAATTTTGGTGGCAACCAACGTAAGCGTCACAATCTTTACACCAGTAGCACATTCGGCTATTGCCATACGACCTTCCGTAGACTTCGCTATTGTTGCACCACTTGGCAATTTTTTGGCAGTATGGGCAGTAGATTGTTGAGACTTTTTTAGCCATGATTTATTTATTTTAATTCGACTGGTCTATTGTCGCCGCCAACATTGAAGAAAAAAATCTCTCTAGTGTTTCGTTCGACGACGGCGTACATATCTGGTTGTCCTTGATTTTTTGCAATTCTTTTTGGGAAGGTAACTACACCGTCAAAGTTTTTGTAGCCAGTTCTGATTTCAAAGTACAAAGTTTTATTGTCTTTTATTGCCACAATGTCACAGAAGCATGAAGGTGACGCTGCGTGAAATACTGCGTACCCTTTTTGCAGTAAGTGGGCAATGACCAAAAATTCAGAAATTGCACCAATCGTGCCAGTAGGGACATTTTTGTAGTCTGCAGCAAATCTGCCAGACTGAAAGTTCTCTCTTTGTTTTCGACATTCCTTCGTACACGTCCTTGTGTGACTCCAATTTGAGGTAAATGGTGTTCCGCACACAGTACAGGTTAAATTGTAAGCCATAACGCTATCATAGCCGTATTCAGGGGGTTTTAATAGTGGGTTGTCCCCACGTTTTAGCTATTCTGTTTTGCTTTGTCTTCCATTGCCTTCACCAACTTACTTCGGTTGTCGGTTTTGAGTACATTGTCTGGCTTTGAATTACCAACACCAAACTCGCTTTGTTCCCACGTTCGAATAGCTGCTCGCCAATCTTTCATTGGATTACGTCCAACTCGCCAGCCATTGCTCTCGTAGTGGTTGTACCACTTTTGCGGATTCACTCGATTTCTTCGTTCCCCACAGTAAGCTGTCACTTCATCGAGAGTTGGCTTCTTAAAAGTTTTAGTTTCAGTTTTTGGTGTGGGTGCGTCAGCACTACTTACATTACCTTCTCTTATCTTATCTTCTCTTATCTTATGCGGACGTTTGGTTGCCACTTGGTTGTCATTTGGTTGACGCTTGGTTGCAATGGCTTCAATACTAGGCGGTGGCGGTATCGAGCTGTCTTTTTTTCGGTCGGCTCGAAGCGTTTGGTACTTCTCCCAATTCGGGTGAACGCCAAAGGTTTCTTCTTCAATTTTGTAGGTCGAAATCAGTCCTGCGTTGACCGTTTCTTCCAATAGTTTTGCAACGTCCTTCGTGGTCACTTCCTCGTCGAGAGGAAAGATTTTTGAGCGTAGTAGCGAGCAGTTTGCTTTGAAGCGTCCGTCGTCGTCAGCAATGGTGATGAGTCCGATAAAAAACAATCGTGCGTCCCTGCTCAAGCTGGTGAATTGCACGCTTTCCCAAATGTTTGCGTGCAACATTCTTTTTTGGCTCATAGTTAGATTCGGCGGTCTTCGCCAGTGAGTTCAATTACCTCGCACATTTCGACCAAACGTGACGTGATTCGCTCACCGTATTTTTCGGTGAATTCTTCAATGGTGAGGTTGGTCACAATAAAGAGAGCGTGACACTGCTCGTATGCTCTATTCACAATCATGTAGAGCATTTCCTGCGACCACTCGGTTTGCTTTTCTGCCCCAACGTCGTCGAGGAAAATATGCGGTCGGTTGGTCACTTGATTCGAGAGGAAGTCTCGAATCTGATTGCTGTTGATTTTTTCTTTGAGTTCGAACAGTAGCTCTGTCCAGTTCTCGATTCCACTACACGCATTGTAGCCACAAATTTCTTCGGTGCGTCGTTTGATTGCGTGCAGTGCGTAGGTCTTGCCGACACCAGTGCCGCCAGTGAAGAAGACACCCTTGGTGATTCGACGGTTTTCTTTATCGAAATGAGAACGCACGACCTCTTGCACACGAGGGTCGAGATTCTGTACGACTGCGTCTTTGTACTTCATACATTTATTTATTTTTACCAGTAATGCCAGCGTCGATTTCCTTTTGCTCGTACCCTCGCCTTGTAAGTGAGGGTGCGAGCAAAAGATACAAGGCAGCCGACTCTCGAAGTATAGCGTAATCTTTCTTCATTGCATATTCATGGTGCTGTGGATAACGCACTTGCGGTATGCGTAGCAGTGTGTAAGATATACGCATTACTTAATAAATAAATATATGGCAGGTAAAAATTCAAAAGCACCAAAAGCAGTGCCAGTGACCAAAGAAAATGCGGTCAGTCGCACGTTCACGTATCGCAAGAATAACGTGACACTCTCATTCACGCTTCGAACGGACGTGAAGACAGAGCTTGCAGACTTCCGTGATTGTATGGAAGTGGCAATGGTCGATGTAACAGAAGAAATCAACAAATAAATTTATGACAGCAAAGCCAAAAGTTATTCGCAACAGTGCCTACTACAAAAAGTTGGGTGAGTTGCGTTGGAAAAAGGCTCGCAAAGCCAAGGAAGATTCTCTTGCTGCAAAGTTTTTGCCTATCTTGAAGAAAGGTGGCGAAGCCGAAAAAGTGGCAATTTTACTAGCTAAAGTAGCTCTAAAGAAGTAACCGTATGATTATCTCACCAGAAGTTTTTTACAACGTAGCAGCTATTTTGCATATTGCAATGTTGGTGCTCGTAATCGTTTTCATTGTCGGGCAGGTTGTGATTTTTGTAGCAAAGTATCGAGCCGTTCGCTCACTCAAGCAAAGGTTTGAACGTGACATTGAAGGTGTCGAGGAAATGCTTGAAAGCCTACCAGACATGCTCAAGGAAATGCACACACACATGGAAAAGAACGAAGCCGCACCAGTTGCCGTAGTGAAGCGAAAGCGTCCTGCAGCAAAGAAGGTGGTGAAGAAAATTATCAAGAAGAATAAATAAATAAATTTATGTTCGGTACAACCAATACCATTGCAAAGCGAGTTGCGTCAGTTATCAAAGAGCGAGTCCGAATCGCTCAAGAACGATACGACCAGTCATGCAATCAAATTGACACCGACACCGAGACCGCCGTGCAAGACCTCTACACCAAAGCAGAAGACCAAAAAGAGAGACTTGCCGACGACCTTGTAAGGTCAGTGATTGGGTAACAAAAAAGCCACCGTATAAGGGTGGCTTTTTTCGTGTCTGGTTACTAGGCAATGTTGATGTCGTCGCCCTGCGGCTTCGAGCTACCAAAATAGAAACCAAGTACCATTGTTGCCATTGGTACAAAGAGTTCTGCCGACAGTTTGCCAAGCATGAATCCGACGCACACCGTGATTGCAAAAAGAATGAGTACAATCTTGGTTGCCGATGAGAGGATTCGTGACATACCTATTCAGTAGTTACTGGTGCGGCTGGCTCGGTAGGCTCGACCACAGTTTCGACTGTAGTGTCGCCACCTTCTGCAGCAGGGTCAACACCGATAGTTGCGTCAGCGTCAACCACAACGTCAGCAGTCTCGTCTTCGATTGCTGGCTCTGGTGTAGGCTCTGGTGCAGGTGTAGGCTCTGGGGTTGGTGCTGGTGCAGCTTCCTCGGCTTCTGCAGTTGCGACTGGCATGAAACCAGAGAGGTCACCAGTAATCTTGAAGTCACCGTTTTCAAACTTGTCTCCCACCTTTTCAAATCGCACACTGATTGTGTCGGTATACGCAATAATGAAATTCTCGTGGAATACCACGTTGGTCACTGGCATTGCTACACCAGTAGCGTTGATAATTGTTGGTTGGTCTGATTGCATAAAATTTATATATTACTTGTTAATAGTCTCTAAATTGTAGCATACCGAACGTGCTACAATACGTGAGATATGGACAAGCAAAGCAGTTAATAAATTTATATATATGGCAACAAAAAAAAGTGAATACAATGGTGTCGTAAAAGACACACGTTCGAAGGCAGAAAAAGCAAAAGATTGGCAGTCAACCGAGGTCGCAAGTCTCGGTGAAATGAAGCCAGTGTTTCGCACAGTGAAGAAGAATAAGTGGAAGAAGTACACCCTGCGTGACCAAGACGGCTCTGGCTCTTGCGTGTCTCAAGCGATTGCCAAAGGCTTCGAGGTGCTTCGCAAATTTCATAAAGGCAATAGTGTCGTGTACTCGGCTACTCCGATTTATCAGAAGCGAGCGAACCGACCAGCCGAAGGTATGTACCTTGCCGACGCTCTCAACATTGCAGTGAAAACTGGCACGTGTCGTGAGAAGGATTGTAAGAGCCAGCTTATGACCAACGCTCAAATGGACGCTGCGGTACTTCCTGCAAATTTTGAAGACCTCAACAACGAAGTCGACGCTGTAGCGTCACTCGTAATGCCAAAGGATTTCGACTACGTGGCTGCATGGATTGAGCAGTACGGTTACGCAAACATTCACATTGCTGCCGACCGTAAGAGTTGGTCACGAGACTTCCCAAAGCTCGGTAGTTTGAATCGTGGTATCCGTCACGCCGTTGCAGGTGTCGACGCTGTTACTTACGAAGGCGTACAGTACATTGTGATTGAAGATTCGTGGGGTGAGTTTGGTGAATTCAAAGGTCAGCGATTGCTCTCACGTGAGGTTTTCAATGACATGGTGACTTCATGCGGCACTATCACGGTATTCAATTTCGATGTCGTTGACGACGCAAAGTTCCAGCCATTCCGAACCGTCGTAGAGTTTGGTCAGCAAAGCGATGAAATCAAGCGTGTACAGGCGTTTCTGCAAGCCAAAGGATTCTTCCCAAAGGGTCAGTCATGCACTGGTTACTACGGCTCGATTACGGCTCTCGCTGTATACAACTTCCAAGTGGCGAATCGTGTCGCTTCACCAATCGAATTGAATCAGTTGAAAGGCAAGCGAGTCGGTGCAAAGACTCTTGCTGCAATGAACACAATGCTGTAGAGTAAAAGTCCCTGTGAGGGAATGTTCAAAAAACCGCCTTATCTGGCGGTTTTTTGTTACTTACCCTCGTTTTCTTCTTCCTCTTTCTTACGCTTCTTTTCGTCTTTGATTTGCTGGTTGATTCGGCTGTAGTAACCTTCGTTGCGAGCTGTGGTTTGTACCACCTTCTTGCGAGTTTCCTCAAGCATTTTCTCTTGCTCGGCAGGGTCAGCTTTCTTGTATGCGGAAGTCTCGATGAGCTTGGCGTAGACGCTGGTGATGTTCGCCTGTACTTGACCTTGGAAGTCGTTGTATTCCTCGAAGCTCAAGATTTCTTTGGCTGCAGTCATTTCAGCAATGCGAGCAGCAGACAGTGTCACGTCGATACCTTTCTCGTTGAGTCGGTTGATTTCAGCCAGCACCTCACTTGAGTTGGCAGTCTTCACACGAGCACCAAAGAGGATTGTGAACAGAGCCGATTCGGTAGGCATGATTTCACCGAGGTCATTGTACTTTGGCGGCAGTGTCTCACGAAGGAATGGCATTTGAGCGATAATCTCGTCGTAGTGGTCTTCGTAGTCATTGGCACGCTGTGAGTCGTCGGCAGCCTTACCGAAGTCAGAGATAATCATTGGCACGGTGCGAACGTAAATGTCGTTGATGAGACCACCAAAAAGCTCGCCACTGATTTCTTCTGGGGTCTTCTGGTATCGCTTGTTTTGGTCGTACCATGCGTACATATCGAAAACTTTTGATACCACTGGCACACGTTGCACTTGAGCAAAGACACTTTCAGAAAATGCGACCACGTCGTCGTCACGTCCCTTCATTGCTGCGAATCCTGCGACGGCAGCACCAAGTACACCGAAGTAGTCGAGCGATACCCAATAGTCACCGACTCGAATCGAGTTGTATGCAGCGTTGTTGAGTCGCACCAACTCACGGTCACGTGGGGTTGCGTTCACGTAGTCTGGGATAAAAGAGTCGTCGTCGAGCATGGACGCAATCAAAGCAGCAAGAGTGAGACCGATACCAGCACGAACAGCAGTACGAGACAATTCTCGAAGTGGTGCTGGGTTACCTTTTTTCGCTTCATGCAGGGCATTTGGTAGTCGAGCAATGACGAATGGCATGGTCACACCAGAGTATTCGAGTGACGTTTTGACCACGTTGGCAGGTGTCTTCACGAACGGCTCTAGGTTTGTACCGAGGTTGAGACCACCACTGGCGTTATCGAGGGTGGTACGCACCTTCAAAGCCATTTCAGACAGCCATGAAGGGTCTTGGTAGGTGGCATAGAGTGCGTCGTGGATACCTTGCTCACGAAGTGCGGCTGGCTCGACCTTCGAATTCGGGTTGAGGGCAGTCGCTTCGAGCATGAGTTCACGTGCCTTCTTTTTGTGTTCCTCACCAGTGAGTCCCATTGTGTCAGCGAGCTTCGTTGAGTTTACGTTGACACTGTCGATAAAGTGAAAGGCAGCAGCAAGTACGTCTGGCGTTCCCATTGCCTTTTTGAAAATCAAATCTTCATAGAATCGAGCGACGGCTCGGATATTGCCTTCACCCTGTGTAGTGGTGCGACCTTCACCGAGGGTCTTCGATTCGTCTTGAAGCTGCAGCATACGCACCACGTCGTATCCAGTCTCTTTGTACACCTTGTGAGCGTGCTTGATGAACGGCACAACGAGGTCAGCGTTGACACCAGAAGCCTTGCGAGCAATCGCACGTCGCACGATTGGCTCGGTCATAAGACCAGAAATGTTCGAAATGATGTTGGTGACTGGCGACTTGATTGAAGCGAGCAGGTTACCACGACCGATGATACCCGAAATCACGTCGAGCAATGGTGCTGGCGTGATACTTTGCAGGTAGTCATTCATTTCTTCACGTGCTTTGAAGTACGCAATGTTCGGGATACCAAACTCATTGTCGGGCTTGAGCAGTGCTGCAGCCGTAATCTTTTCAGAGAGTTCGTTAATTTTTTTGATTTCGGCTGGCTTGAGGTCAACACCAAGTGCGGTTGCCACGAGGTTTTCGAGGTACTCATTGGTGGCAGTTGGTGACAGAGCACCCTCTTTTGAAAGGCGGTCAATTTTACCAATTACGTCAGAGTACCCCTTGTCCTTTTGCTCTTTGGCGGTAAACACGTTCTTCGCCCAATTCTTGAGTGCGGTCTTTTGCTTTGAGATAAGAGCTTGCTCGAATGTCGACGCAAGTTCTTTGCCGACCATGCGGTTACCGAGAGCTTCGGTGAAGAATTCTTGGCGTTGTGCACCCGACATATTTGCCAGTGCAACACCACCGACCGATTTCATTTTCGGTTTGAGAGTGTCGATTTGCTCTTTTGTGAGACAGAAATTTCTAGCCATAAATATAGTTTAGCACGCCATTTCCTTGAGGAAGTCGTCGAGCTGTTCACCTTTAATTTCGAGGTCGGTCTTGAGCTTCTTCACTCCCTTCTTCTTGGCTTCGGTCACACGTGCTTCGAGAATTTCAGTGAACGGTTTGAGTCGAGAGAGAATTGGCTTGTACTTCACTTGAGCGAGGAATTTGCGACGGTCGATAAGGTTGCGGATAAAATACTCTGGTGAGTTTTCGTCGACACGACCACGTTCGAGCACCAACTCTTGACCACGTCGTGACTGGCGAAGTGAGCGAGCCTTTTCTGCGTCAGCTTGAAGCTGGTAATCCTTTGTATCTTTTGCACGTTCAGAGACCGCAATCGAGATTGCTGTGTCGGTGATGTCGAGTGGTGGCTGCTCAAGTCCGAGTGCCACTGCTTTTGCGTATTCGAAGTTGTTGTCTACCAGTTCGAACGCCTTTGCCATTTGGTCGTCGATACGCACGGCAGTGTAGGTTACGTCCTCTTGGAATTGTTCGGCAAGTCGCTCACGAGCCTTTTGGTACGCACGAGATTTTTTGACCTTCGGGTCGTTCTGATTCGGCTCGACTGGCATTTGGCTGGTCTGGTCACGGTCGACACGAGTCACTTTGGTCTCGTCGACACCTGTTTCACGTGCAACACCGTCGTTTTTCACCAAGACTGGTCGCCCTGCGATAGCTGCAAAGTAGCTTGGGAAGGTAATGCGAGTCGCATTGTTGCGGGTAGCTTCGGCAGCAAGGTTGATTGGGTAGAACGTACCGTCGCCTGTGACAGCGTGAGTCTCGATGATTTGACCCTTGGTGTCGTAAAACTTGATAGTCTGCACGTCTGTAGTGCCTTGGATATTGCCAATTTCAAGCGGAATGAGGTCTTTTGAGGTCACAATGACGTATGCTTCATTTCCGTCCATAAACACCGTAGAGGTGGCATTTTGCTCGATTGAGACACTCTTACCAGCATTGTCAGCAAGCCACTTGGCAGAATCCTCGATTTTCTCCGAAATAAAGACCACTTGGTCGTCTACGAGAACAGCATAGCTCTCGGTATTCATACCGTCGACCTTGCCTTCAATTTTCTGCAGCTTGGCACTTTCAATTTTCTTGGTCTCTTTACCAAGGGTGTATGCGTGAGTTTCAGTTGAAGCAGCACGAGCCTTTTTGAATTCTGGTACTTTTTCAGAAAGATTCTTGAACGCCTGTACCGAGTAGGTCTTACTGCGAACGAATGACGCTGGCTCTTTTGCAGAATAGAAAACGTCATTGGTGGCTTCACGAAGACTGTCGATTTTTGCAGTGCGGTCTTCTTTGCTGCCGTCGTAGGTGATTACCTTGAGACCTTTCTTGTTGAGAATATCGAGAGCTTTTTGTGAGGTCTTGGCTGGTACGACTGCGTAGTCAAATTCAGAAATATCGACCTCGCCTTTGATTTTGGTTTCGAAGTATTCAGTCGGCATTTCGATGAGGTCAGCTTTGAATTGTGCAACCTTGTCGAGCAGTGCTTGTGGCACGTTTGGTACGGTCTCCAAGAATCCTCGCCAGTTTTCACCGATGTAGTCAGTGAGACCAGAGAGCACGTCGTTGTATCCACCAAAAGAGTTATCGCCCTTGAGGTCAGCAAACTCTTGACCAAGTGCCAAGAAACGGTCGTCCATTTCTTTTTTGATTACCTCAAATTCTTCCGAGGTGACAATTTTGTCTCGATTTTTTGCAATCTTACTTGGTGAAAGCTTTGGTGTGATTTTTGCACGCAACGAACCAAGACCATAGTTGAAGCTCTCGCCAGCTCGGTCTTTTTTATTCATTACCTTGAGCACGTTGTCCTTGGTTGCGTCGAGGTAGCGACGACGACCAGAGTAGGTGTAACCACCAAAGATTTGTGGCTTCACGCCGATTGAGCGAAGGTAGCCGTCCATGTATGCAGAGAATTCGTAATCGAGCATTGGTGAGCTTGCGGCACGGAATGATTCAAGAATTACTCGTGCTTCAAACTCGTCTGGCTTCGCTTCACGCATAGGAATAACCGTGCCAGTTTCGTCGAGGAATTTCTTGATGAAGGCTGGGTTGCGTTCGAGACTTTCTTTTACGTCATTGTCTTCGATGTATGGTGGGTTGTCGTCGATAGAGTCGGCAATTTCTTTGAGGTCTTCTTTAATTTTGAATGTCTGGTTAGAGCTTGCTGGGTACACGAATCGTGGGAATCGTGGTGTGTATGCGTCAGCTCGGTAGGTGTTACCCTTGCTTGCAAAGTCACTGTTACCGATGAGTGAGATTTCACCAAAGTTATCGAAGCCACCTTTGTCGGTGTTTACGATTGCGATTGAAGGGTTGATGATACCGCCAAAATCATTTGAGAAAAGCAGGTTGCCTTCACTCAAGTTGTGGACGTTCACGAGATTCTTTTTTTTCTCACTGTAGAGGATTGTGCCAGTGACTTTCTTCTGATTCGCAAGAGCTTTTTCAAACTCGTTTGCCACACGTGCAAGTCCCAAATCCATAGAGATATTCCACTTTTCAGCAAGAGCTTCTGCCATTTTGTATGCAGCGTCAGAGAGAGGTGACTTGATTCGAGCGTGGTCAATAAAAGCTTCCGCAACGGCACGGTCTTCTTCGTGGATTCGATTCTTGATACTGAAAGCTTCCACTGCGTCAAAAGCAGCTTGTGGGTCAACCTTCACTTCATACCATGTAACACCTTGCTTGTCGGTGACAACCTTCATGTCGTACTTACTCTTGAGGTAGCGACCAACTTCCTTCTCGTAGAAACGGTAAATAGGGTTGTTGGTGTCGACTTTGCCAGAAATGTCGAAAGTCTCTTTTTCTGATTCCTCTACAGTATCGTCAAACTCGTCACCATTTTCGTCGTAACCAGCCTTCATTACTTGGTCTCCACGCATTTGATAGTCACCAGTGTCACGTGAAACAGCTTTGAATTTTCCGTCACCAAGCACGTCGGTAATGACCCACGTGTCGTAGTTCCTGTCCGAAACTTCCATACCTACTTCGAGCATGTCTGGCTTGAGTGGCAACCAATTTGAATTGGCACTTTCGTCTGGGTTTTGAATCGCCCAATCGTTTTCATTTTGACCGAGACCTTCGATTCTCATTGCTGTTTGACCAGTAGGGAATTGCACGACCTTCATGCCGTCTTGAGCTGCTTTTCGTACTTCTTCACGAATCATTCGGAAGTGTGCGGTCGGGTCGTTGTATTGTTCAAGAATTGCAAGCGAATCGTTTTGAGCTTTTGTCTCCAAATTGTCAGCAATAAATGCGTCTACCTGCTTCAACTCTTGCGGCATTAAATCACGATTTTTTACGCCAAAATTCTCTTTGTATTTTTTGATAGCTTCTTCACGAGTGAAGCCGTAGTTGTTGTAGCCTTGTGCTTGTTTTTGCAAACGTCCTTTTTGGTAGAGGTCACTTTGTACCTCGATTACCCGACGTGTTGCATTGTCGTACATATCCTCGATACGAGTATGACCAAAGTAGTTTTTCTCACGACCAAAATGCACTTCGCCAGCAGAAGTTTCAATAGGGCTTCGGTACACGACTTCACGATAGTCTTTTACTCCACCACGCAACTGTGAAGGAAGTGTGACACCTTCGTATCGAGCTTTTTGGTTTTCACCATTTTCGTCGGTCGATTGTGGGTATACACGAGTAAGTGGTAAGAGTTCAGCCACGACCTTGTCGGTGAATTCAGCGACGTTGACCTTGTCGCCCTCGGTTTCGAGTACGCCACGAATCAAATCCTTCTCGACTTGCTTGAGGTCTGGTGAGTTGGTGAGGTCAGAGATAAATTGCTTCGAGACCACTTGGCGACCTTCGAGCTTCTTGAGCAATCGAGTGGTGAGGGCACGTGCTTCCTTTTGCGAGAATGTATCCACGTCTGGCTTGAAGTCACGCATTGCACGCTCGTATTGTGCCTTCCTTGAACGCTTGCGAGCGATGATGTCCTCGTAAAGTCGTTGTGCGTCAGCGATACCACCAATACTCTTGATGAACGCAATCACACGGTCAAAGAATTGCTGCAGTGCAGTCTTTTGGTTTCGTCCCTGCACGTATTCAGTAAAGCCGTCAGCAAGAGCTTCTTCGGCATAAATCGCCTTCACACGTTCTTCTGAAAGGTTGTCGTTGTATCGCTTGTTGAGATTTGTGATTTCAGCTTTGACTTTGTCTTCACCAAGTCGCTCTACCTGTTCAGCGTAGGCAGTATCCAAAAACTTCTTGCGGTCTGATTCGGCAACAAAGAGGTCGAGAAAAGCGTGCACTGATTCGTGCTGTGGTGTGTCGATACGAGGATTTTCAATAAATGAAATGACACCCTTTGAATACTTACCCCACGCTTCGATACCACGTGGTGTGCGTAGATTCTTGAGGAATTCTACAGAGACTTCGTCAGCACTAAAATACTGGCGTACAATCGCTTCGGCTTCTGCCATTGAAATGAGTGACTCGGATTGAATTTGAGCGTTGGCGACTTGGAAAGGAATATCGTCGAGGTTGATACCTTCTGGTGTCGGCTTCGCCATGTTGTACGCATTTTCTTCGAGTTCAGCTTCGTACTTGGCAATACGCTCTTGAATGAGGTCGTAGAGTTTTGCTTGCTTGTAGATTTTATCAGTCTCTTTCGGACGCTTGCCTTCGAGCACTGCCTTTTGTACTTTTTGGAAGTCCTTACTTGAGCGTAGCTCGCTTGGAATCCAGTCTGGAAAGGTAGAGCGAACAGCAAAAGCGGTCACGCCATTGTTTTCTTTGGTAGCGTCAAACGTGCCAGAGATACCACGGTATCCAGCTTCCGAACGGTCGAGTTCGAACAGAGTCATTTGCTCGGCAGCATAGCGAGTCTTGCTCTTGTTGATGTTGCGTTGCAGCACCGCTTCACTTTCTTCACGAGTATCTGGCAGGGTGATACCCATTTCTTCTTCGTAAATTGCACGTGAGGATTCGTTTGCAGGGTCAGCAAGCAACGCAATCGCTTCCTTCTTTTGTGCTGGTGTACCACGACCAGAAATAGCCACAGTGAGTGGTGTTGAAATCGTGTCGATAACTTCTTTGTCGAGACCTTGCTCGGTGAGTTTACCGACCACGTATGCTTGAGCGTCTGGTTTGATTTGCTCGGTGTTATCGACGATAGTTTCGACGTTGTCAGCTACTTCTTCAACCTTCGAGTTGAGCTTCGCAAGGGCACGAGCAACGGCACTTTGTGCGTACTCGTCAGAGACCGCCGTCTGTTCAGAGAGAGCAATCGAAATGTCAGCAGGATTCACGCCAGCGTTGAGCAGGTTGGTGATGTCAGTCTGCAATGCAGCGTCTTCGGGGCTGCCTTCTGGTGCTTCACGGTCAGCGTTTTCAGCCACGATGTCTTGAGCGACTTCTTGCACGAGAGTGACGGCACTTTCTTCTGAAATATCGAGTCGGTCGGGAATGAGGTTGGTGATGTCTCCAAGGTCGCCTGTATCGAGTGCAGCGTCCACGTCGTCACGAATTTGCTCTTTCATTGACTCTACTGCTTCGGGTGACACTTCGACACCTTTAGAGTCGACCACAGGACGTACCAGCGTACCTGCACCAGTAGCAATGACGTTGATACTAGCACCAGAAATACCGCCGATGAGGAATTCGTCAACCATTGCACCAGACTTGATGTATTCAGCGAATGAGTCGGCAATCGCTTGCTTCTCGTCTTCGGTACGTGCTGCAGTGTAGTCGTTGGCATACTTCAAAAGTGACTGTGATGTTTCAGTCCCACCTTCAACCACGAAACCTTTGCCAGCTTCTTTCAAGATTTCTTTGAGAGTGGCTTCTGCACCTTCCTTTGCGAAATTCTTGAGAGCTGCTTCGGCAAGACCAGAGAGCATTTGGTCTCCGATTGTGTCGATTGCAATGTTGCCGATAGCCGAAGGATTGTCGATGTTACCGTCCTCGTACTTTGAGCGTTCACTCTCGGCAGAAATAGAGCCAAAGTATGCAGTACCGACCGCCTTACCTGCAGTTGGGTTACGAGTGAGGTATGACGTACCGACAGACAAAAGAGCACCGATTGCAGATTGCACACCAGAGTTTTGTACGCCGTAGAGAATCTTTTGCCAGCGTGGGTTTGTCTCGTCGACTGATTCAGCGATAAGTGGGTCGAGTCGGCTCTTGTACTTTTCCTTGTTTGATTCAGTTGGTGTCGTACTCAAAGATTGAGCAACGTCCCACGCATTTTGGAATGAAGGGTCAGTGAAGGCTTCGTAAATTTCGTCACCTGCAGCTTGGAATTTTGCCACTGCCTTGAGAGGTACGTTTGAAGTCTTGTCAGAGATTGCTTTGGTCACCTTCTTTCCAGTAGGTGAGTTGAGCATTTTGATGAGTGGAATTTCAGCCGTGTCAGCCGCAAGAATAGCCGCCTTTTCTTCTTCGGTTTGTGCAGCTTCAAACGCTTCGAGAGCGTTGTTGGTCATGGTGCGGTTGCCGTTTTCGTCAGTAACGAATCGCATTGGGTCGTCCTTGCGAGGGTAGAGCATTTGTCGCATTTTGAACGATTCCTCGTTGTTCTCTTTTCGCTTTTCACCAAGATAATCAAGCGTCGACTTCACGCCAGTCTTAAACAGAGAGGTGAATTTTGACCATGTCGATACGTCCTTCTTGCCAGCTTCGGTTGCAGCCTTATTGTATTCAGCGAAGGTTGGCTTTTGAGGGTACAAAACAACGCCTTGCTGGGATTTCCCAAGCAAAGCTTCGAGTTGATTTGTTGGCTGCTCACTCTGTACGACAGGCTTTGACTCGGTCTTCTTTACGCCAGAAGGGGTCGCAGGTGTTGATGTACCTTGAGTTGAAGATTTTTTAAGCAAGTCGTCTAAATTCATAGAGATATTATAACACTACTCGACTCACTCGAAGGGGATTTAGTACCCAAGATTTTCTTTTTCTTTCACAGTGAGACCGTATGATTCAATTTGGTCTGGGTTGAGGTCGCCACCGTAGTTTTCAAGCAGTTCAGTACGTGAGACACCACTTGCAAGAGCTGCCTTGGCGATAGTTTTGAAGCCTTGTACCGTAAAGAATCCACTTGGGTCTTTGTATGGCACGCCGTCGACAGAGTAGTCGCCAGAGAGCAGTTCGTTGATAGTAGAAAATGCACCGTTCTTGAGTTCTGATTCAGTAGGCTTTGGTGCTTTGACTGGCTTTGGAATGAGTGAGCGAGCGTAGTCAGCGTCTTCACGACCACGGTCGATAACTGCAGAGCGAAGAATGTTAGGGTCGATACCGAGTTCGCCAGCCTTCTTGGTCACGTATGCGACCGCTTCCTCTTGAGTCATTTTCGCAACTTCCTTTGCAATCACTGGTGCGACGTTTGCGGCAAGCTTTGCAGCACCGTCACCCTGCTTGGTTGCAGCAGCCTTTTCAGCAATCTCACGTTCAATCTTGAGTTCAGCTTCGATACGACGATTCTGTTCAGTTGCAGCAGTGAGCAATGAGCCGATGAGTGTCGACTTTTGCTGTGAAATGGTGTCGTACATTTTCATTTGAGCGTCGAGAGCGTCCCAATCCTTTGCTTCCTTGGCTGTAGTGGCAGCAAGAATGAGTGACTGCTCTTGAGCGTCGAGGTCTGCCAAATCCATAACCATATTGTTTTCGTCATTGGTGATGATTCCTTCGGCATGAGTTGGTGTATATCGAAAAGCGTCAGTTTGAAACTGTGCCTTGGTACGTGACGCACCGAGTCGAGCGTAGTTCTCTTTGAGAGAGTCTGCACGAGCGTCGAAGGTCGACTTGATACTTGAAATTGTGCCTTTGTAGAGTGCGTTGTTGGAAGCAAGAAGACGGTCGATTTTTTTATCGAACATCATTTTTTGGCTATCGAGGTCGGCAAGTTGTTGACGTGTGCTTGCAGAAAATTCTCGTTCAGCGTCGAGGATAGGGCTTGAAGCTTCGCCGTTACCCACCTCTACTGCAGTTTGAGAGCCGTCAGCGTTTTTGATGTAGCGTACAGTCGAAGTAGTGCCGTCTGAAAGGACGTTGGTAGTAGTACCGTCGCCATTATCTTTGTACGAGGTTACAGTAACACCGTTGTTGTCGTCGAGAGTTGGTGCTTGACCTGCACCTGTACCGACACGAGTGCTTTGATTCGCTGGTGTCGCTGGTGCACCGAGGGTTGGTGTCGGTGTTGCAGGGGTAGTACCCAAACGATTTGTTATTACCTCGTTGTAGCGATTCTGGGTAGTGAAATCACGACCACGTTGAGCAGTGGTAGTTTGGATAGTGTTCTTGAATGGCGACTCATAGGTTGCCTTTTTGTAGTTACCCTTGTCGTCGTATTTTGCGTCAGCCTTACTGCCGACTTTCACCAAGCCAGAAGACCCACTGTTCTTCATGACCATGCGTGTACCAGCAGGTGTTGCAACCTTTCCAGTCTCTACACCATTGGTGATTTTAGTACCGTTTTTGAGTACAGAAACCTTGTCACCTTTTACGGTGGTATACGAACGACTCACAGGTTGTGACTGCTTTCGCTCTTTTGAATTCTTTGAGGTTTTAGAAGTCTTTGTCGCCATACTATGTCTTTATAATGAAGTTCACTGTAGTGAATAGCGGAATGTTGTTGTGCTCGGTGCTACCACCAGCAGATTGTGAGTTCGTGTTGAACGTAACAGGACCAGAAGAACTTTGAAGTCCCATACCGCCAGAAGAACCGTTGTCTTCTGGTAGAGCGTGAACGTGTGCAGGAATTTCTGCAGTGATGAGTGAGTGACCTTCTTCACCTCCTTGTTGTGCGATTGGTCGTGCAGTATACGTTGCTGTGAAAGTATGAGTACCTGTGCCGTCACCAGTAAGGGTAATTACCGTACCAGCAATCGCGTTTGCACGTGAGGTTGCAAGACTGAAAGTAGTCGCGGAAATACGAATGATGTAGTACGTGGTCGTCGAAGTGAGACCAGTAATAACTGTACCAGTCGCGTTGTATACAACAGCTTGACCAGTCTGCAATTCGTTTTGAGCATGACTATCGAGACCAGTTGCAGTAATGACGTTACCAGAGCGACTTGCGAATCCAATTACCTTTGTTGGTGCTGTGTTCGCATACCCCATTGGGAATCGAGCAGCAAGATTTGGTACTCGGAATTGTGAGTGCACCAAGATACCCGAACCTGCAGTTGTGAGGTCAATTATCGCACCGCCGACGGTAGCAGAAAGTTGGAATGTGTTTGCTGTGGCATTTCTAACAAAGTACGGTGTACCAGCGACCAGTGGGGCAGGAAGACTACCACCGACGATTGCGGTACTAAAATAAAGTCGTTGGTCGTTAGTGTAGCCGTGAGCTGTAAAGTCGATTGTATCTGAAATTGTGTTACCAACACCACCAGTGACACCAGCACCAAGACCGTAGTTAATACCAAGAACCGAAAACAGTGCAGCTTGTGCAGCAAAAGTGTAACCAGCACCGTCACAAAGAAGCCAGCCAGAAGGCGGCGTTGCGTTTCCGTACATTTGAATCATACCTGTAAGGAATGAGACAAGACGAGGGTCATTATCGCCGACGGCTTTTGGTGTTGTTCGAACCAAGGTGTGCGTACCAGACTGTGAACCTGTTGTGTTGATTGCTGCACCACCAGCCGTTGCAGAAATTTGGAATGTATTTGCAGTGAGACCTGCAGAAATAACGTAGTACGGTACGCTTGCAAGAATTCCAGTTGGTAGAGCACCAGTAGTTGTAAAGATTACAGTGTCGTCAACGGTAAGACCATGAGCAGTCAGAGTGACTACTGCAGGGGCAGCGATTGTAATTGTCGGGTTGCCGAGAGTTACGTTGGGTGATACCGAAAGCCGAGACACACCTTTTGAAGTTTCAGTTGCGTCTGGTGCACCAGCAAAGGCAATACCGTCAACATACGCTTTGGTAGCAGGGTTTGTTGGAAGGGTTGGGGTAGGGAATTGGAAACTACCTGTAATCGTTACATTACTGTCAACTCGCAAAAAGTCATTATAGAAAGGTGGGTTGTTTGAAAGGATACATTCAGCGTTGTTGCTGTGTGGTACAAGACCTCCAAGCGTCGCGTATGGTGGTCGAGGGTCAAGGTTTCGAACAACACCAGTGAGAGTGACAATACCGTTGCCGTTATTTGTGATACCAGTGAATGAAATGATTTCTTGGTTGGCACTTGAGCGTGGCTCGATAGTAGCAAAAAGCAGCGAACCAATCATGGCAGTGATAGCGTTGCCACGACTGTCTTTGAGGTTTCGAACAGGAATCGAAACTTGAGTCGCGTCGATTGGTGACGCTAGGTTGAAAGTTAATGCTTGAAGAATTGTTGCCATATTCGTATTTATTATATCACGGTGTCTCTACTCTTTAATCTCCATGTTGTTATCATTGGCAGCTCGTGCGTTCGTGCCGTAGACAATAATTTCGAAGTAAGAGTCGATTTCATCATTGCTAAAAATCATTTGGTGCGTAAAGGTTTCTAGGATATTCGTAGAGGATACTTTGTAGATTTTCTTGAGGTCTCCGATTTCTGGGTCGATTGTTGGGTCGGTGAAAAGCGAGCCAAGTGGCACGCTACCGATACTCGCCGTACCAATACCAGTCGGAAGGGCTGGTACTTCGACGAACCTATCAGCGTCATTGTAGCCAAACGTAAAGGTCTGCAAGTTTGCTGCTCCTTGGTAACCAGACGCAAGGGTTGCTTGCACGTTGGTTGCTCCACCGTTCACCAAAGCTTCGACGAATACCTCGTCGTAAATCTTTTTCTTGGTACGAGTACCGTAAGTGTCGACGTTGGTGTACGCTGCCTTCGAAATAGGTGCACCATTGTCGTTAAGACCAGAGAAAAGCAGGTAGGTCTCGTCAGTAATTGCAGAGTGAATGTGTGGTCGACCACCGATGATTGAAATAGAGTTACCAGACACAATTTGTGGTGGCTGCCAGAAAGCACGCTGCATGTCGTACATGAGAAGCATGTTGGCTGCAGGAAGCAGGTAGAGCACGTAGTTTTGTGTGTAGACACCTTGTGCACCAGTGAGGTCGATTGAAGTCAAAAGACGCTTGATAGAGTCCGAGACTGGTGTTGATTGAGACCCTGCAATTTGCTCCACATTACCGAGGAAGTCGATTGCTGGCTCGTTCGAAATGTAGAGGATACCGTTTTTCACCTTCACGAAGCAGTCTGGTGAAATAGCACCTTGACCATAGGCAGTCTCAAGCTTCTTCACGCGGATAGATTCACCCATACCAGCAGTCACACCGTCAGAGAATGTCTCGAAGGTGATATTGTACACGTCTGATTTACCAGCCGTGATTTGAGTCAGCTCTTTAGTTGAAGCGATACCGACACAGTTGTTGTCGAGGAAGATAGTACCGCCTTCGCCAGCCTTGCGAACCGTGACGTTGTACGCACAGTCAGTGAAAGAAGTTTGCTTGGCGATATAGACATTGCGACTCTTTGTGTAGCCGTAGAACGCTTGGTTGATGTTCACTTCGATGATGTCGATGAGGAATCCTGCAGGGAAGTCACCGCCAGTTGGTGTGTTCGAAGCGATTGGTTGGAATACGAAAAGACCGACGCTTGAAACGCCAGAGGGGTCAGCAGAGACACCTGTGAGGGTTGGGGTGTTCTCACCGCCAGTGTAAGAAAATACTGTACCGCCGATGTTGATTTGCTTTGTACCAGAGGTTGCGAATCGTTCGGCTGCCCATGTCTCGCGACCGAGCACACCGATAACTGCAGCACTGGTAGCAATCACTTCGTTGGTAATAACCGACGAGGTCTCGAAGGTGAGCACGCTTGCTGCCACGGTACGAATGACAAAGAGACCATTGTTGTTGGTCGTGCCAGAGATACGCACTGTCTGTCCTGCGACGAATCCAAGAGTGATGAAGTCAGTGTCGATTTGTGTGAGGGTTCGACCAGCAGCGTTGAAGGTAAAAGAGTTCGCGACTTGAGACTGCTTTGCAAATTTCTTGGTTACCGTTGTTGCAGTCCAGCTCGCGAGTTCAGCCATACCACCAGTCCAAGAAAAGACGGCAGCAGTACCGTTCACCATGAGCAACTTGTCTTTGATTTCTGTCCTGTCCCACCACGGTCGGCAACGGAATTTGTTATCGAGTTTGTAGCCACTACCTACGTCACGCCAGACACCGTCACGAAGCACCTGTACCTTGTCATAAATGAAGCGTAGAGGGATTTCGAGGTTGGTTGATGTCTCCCACGTGTAAGAGTTTGCAACGCCTTGTGGTGACGTTCCTGCAGCTCCTACGCGTGACATACCCTTGCGTGAAGCAATCTTGTATTCGTCGTTGACGACGGTGTTGTATGAACCACGCACCAACGAGTAAATATCCAGCAGACTGTCGTCTTCCTTATCGCGGTAGCCTTGTGGCTTGAGTTTTTCTCGGAAGTCGAAAGCCATAGTGTTATTCGTTAATACGACTTTGCGGTGATGTGCCGTAAATCGTCTTCATGAGTTGTCTTTGTGAAGGGAATTTGAATTTGAACGCTTCGTATGAAGCAAGAAGTCGGTTACCACCGTATGCTTGATAATCGACAGTCACTCCTTGCTGCTTGAGGTCGACGGTCATGATTTCAATAAATTGGTCAGTAAACAGGTCGAGTTCGTCACTGTTAGAAATGACAATTAGGTCAGTGTCGCCAGTAGGCTTCACGACACGAGTTCCTGTAGCAGTGATGAATTGGTAGTCAGAGTAGTAGTCGATTTCAAAAAGAGAACCGAGGTTGCCAGTGAATGAGTCGAGTCGGAAGCCAGCCGTTGCAGCAACAGCAGTGCCGAGCACTTCGTATCGCCAGTAGTCGACACCAGTCCAAGTCGGTGCACCTGCAGTGATAGCAAAGCTTGTCCTTGGTACACGTACCAAGTTCCAGCCTACCTTGAGAGCGTTGCCAAAGAAGTCTGTTGCGGTCGCACCAGAGAAGTAGTTTGAAGAATCTTGACCGAGACCAAATTGCACACCCGATACGTTGGTGAGAGTAGGTAGATACACATACGCAAGAATGTCGTTTTGAGCAGAGAGGTCGATTGGTGCAATGAGTGTGCCGTCGATACCGTTGGCTGCACCGATACCAGTTGCAAATGAAAACGAATTTGCACCAGTAACCTTTTGCAGTGGGTCAACCGCGAGGTCAGTAGATACTCCCAAGAGAGCCACAGTGCCCATAGTCGTGAGAGAATCGCAGTTTTGAATCAGTACAGGGGTTGTAGTGATGTCGTTGATGAGAAGGTACTGTACGCCGTTGATGTTGCGGATACCGTAAAGCTTCGAGAGAGAGTTGTAGTCGAATTTCACCTCGTTATTAAATTGGCGTTGATTGAGGTTGGTGAAATCGTAGTACGAGTCGTTTGGCACGATTGGTCGCAAGGCAATGATACCGTTGAGAGAAACGTCGCTTGGTAGCGGATACATACGCACGTCTGTGTACACAGGGTTGGTGAGCTGCACAGTACGCATAGCAGACGGCAGGTCGACGTTCTTTTTGACCTTGCTCATTGCTTGCCAGAGAATCGAGTAGAAGTTCGAAACCTTGCCAAGCGGTTTACCACCACTTTTCGAAATGAGAATGTCTTTGAAATCAGTGATAGATACCATATATAAAAATTATACCACGTCCTTCTTTTTTACTTCGTACTTATCGACTGCGTCACGGTCAGCGATGTCACGAACCTTGCGAAGATTGCCAAGCAGTTTTGACGGTAGCGGCACACCCATTTCATTGAGGTGTTCCATGATTGAGATTGCTTCGTGTACTGCAAAGAAAGCGAGAGCAAAATTGTCGAGCCAGTTGGTCACAAACTGCACTTCTGGCGGCATTGCGTTGCTCATAAGGAAAAGTGAGCTAGTAGCGATGAGGTAGCCAGTGATTTTCCACGCATACCGTCGCATGACACGTGAGACCACGTGCGATTTGTCCATAAAAGCTCGTGCATACCCCAAAATACCGTCGAAAAGCGTGAGCATTATCACAATCAAGAAGATTTGTGAGAGTAGAGGGTCAAAAAAGAAGCCAAGTACAGTCAGAAATACCCCCACAATGGTCTTGAGGGTGAAGCTGGTGGTGAATACATTGAGCAATTCGTGTGTCATAGATATTGTTAAAATTATAGCATTTGTTACGTGACGAAGGTCAGTGAATGTTCACTACTTCCACCACCGCCACCTGCAAAAGTTCCTTCAAATTCCGTACCGTTTGCACCATACATTACGCCTGTCTCGACCTCTGATTCAGCAGGTAGCACGACGTTACCAGTGAATTCAGTACCACCTGCACCGTACCCAACACCGCCACGCACGTCGTTCTCGATTGGGTAGTTGCACGTGCCACCAGTGGAAGGCAAAGTAAATTCGTTTTGTTGACCACCTTGCACGTCGACGAGTACACCAAGGTCACCTCGCTCAAAGAGCGATTCCATTGCGACCCCTTCAAATGTAACGATGTCGAGTAGTGCCATATTTTATCCTTGAGTTAGATACGCAGCGACCTTGATGTTATCAGCCAGTGAAGTCGGGGTGTATCGAATCCACGTGGTTGCGTTGGCACGGTCAGTCGTGTTGTATGCAGTCCACGTTGTGCCGTCGGTCGTCTTTTCAAACGTACCGAGGGTAGGTGTTGCAGTGTCGTCAGTGAGCAAGAGACCGCCAGTGTCAGCGTCGTAGAGTCGAATCGTAAGCGTTGGTACAGTCCCACCGAAAGCAGTCTTGAACCAGAAGGCAAAGATTTTGCTTGCGAGTGAAGACTTGGCAACCGATACCGCATAGTGCGAGTCGGTAGTGTTGTCCTCGTATGAAACATTCACGCCGAGAATACGTGTCGGCAAGCATGACTCACCGATTGTTCGAAACTCGATTGCAAATTGAATCGAAGCAGCACCAGCGAAGCCAGAGAGGTCGTTGGTCTCGTCGATGAGAGTCCAGCCAGTCGTGTCGTCGGTAGTGATGTTGGCTGTACGTGCGTACATTCGAATTGGCTCGGTAGTCTTACCAAGGAAGGTGTCACCGACGTATCGAATGTTGTTGGCGAACGCTCGGTAGTATTTGAGAGCGTTTGGTGTTGGAATTTCTGGTGAGATAAGTCGACCTTGAGAGATTGCTGCATAGTTCCAGTCAGAGCCAAAAGCAATGACGTAAATCTGGTTGGTGGTAATTGTTGTACCTTGCTTCACGATAAAGAGTCGATTCGCACCAGCGTCAGTGTACGCACATGCTGTGGTTTGGTTTGAGAAAATAGTTGGGTGACGATTGTCTTTTGCAGATTGCTCAAGGTACTTATAGTCACGTCCAAACATTTGAGTGAATTCAGCACCAGAAGCGACGTACTTGGTAGCGTATGAGAAGTTACCAGCAGCGTGAGTCGTTCCCACAATAAAAATGTCAATGCTTGGCATGTATTCGATTGTGTTGAGAGCACCAGTGGCAGCAAAAGTCGAAGTACCACCAGTCGGTACTTCGATAATCACGTCAGAAATCCACACAGTGTTGCCAGAAGTGATGTTTGCAACATTGGCTCGCATAAGACGAGTGGTCGATACAAAGTAGAGAGACTTCACACCAGCACCAAGTCCGTGACCAGCCGTAGCAATACAAAGGTTGGCGTTTTGTGAACCGACACCAGTGAAGGCTTGGTTTCCTGTCGTGAGAAGCCATGCGGATACCGACGCACCAGTTGCTACGGTAAGAGCTGCACGAATGTTGTATTTGAAAACACGATAGTTACCAGCCGACACGAGGTCAAGCACGTACATATTCAAAGAGGTTGGTGTCGCAGTGTCTCGCTCAAGAGATACGCCAGCAGCCGTGATGTTGGTTTGTACCGCAGCGTCTTTGAGCCAATACATTGCTTTTTGGTCGTCAGTTGAAACAGCCACAGGGATTGTTGTACCTGCAGGGGTGAAGTCTTCGATTGAAATACCCTTACCGTAGTGAGTACCACCGTTGGTAGTGGTTGCGTTGGTAGCAGTGTAGACAGGTCGGAATTCTTGAATCACGTATGGTGTACCAGCAGGAATTGTGCCAGCCGTAGATACGAGAGTGAGACCAGTTTCAGAGCCACGAGCAGAGATACGATACCAAGTGGTGATTTGAGCAGGGTCAGTTGAACCGAAACCAATACGAGCACCGACAGCAACACGGTTGGTGACGAATTGTGTACCAACGCCAGTGACCGCAGTACCAGAGACCGCTACCGTACCGACCGCTTCTTCTTTCACGTCCATTGTGAAGTTACGCAACGTATGAGCAGTCGCAGTGAGTAAGGTCATGGTGATAAATCCTTTCCAAGAGCGAGCACCAGTTTTTCGGTCAAGTTCCCAAAGACCGATACGTCGAGTGGCTACTGCAGTGGTGAGAGCTTCCACTCCAAACACGTAGGCTTTTTCTGTTGAGAGGTTGTATGCAAAAATTTGACTCACCGCAAAAGGTGTCGATTCTTCAAGAGGTCGAATCGCTTGAAAGTCTGGTGCAACGAATTTGTCGACAGGGTTTACGCCGTTATTGAAAATCAGACCCTTGCCGAGATTCCACTTGGTATGGTCATACGCAGATTCACTCAAGTAATTGAGTGTAGAGGGGGTTGTTACAAGTTGTTCGAGTGAAATGCGTGCCATATTTTGATAATTAAATTGTTAAGCAGGTGTGACCCATACGACCAATGTCACTCGCTTCACCGTGGCAACACTGTCGACGTTGAAGGCGACTTGGTCACCAGCAGTGACGGTAGTATTCCACGTGGTCAGTGCAGTGTCTTGATTCTTTTGCGAAGCGGTCAGTGTCGGCTTTTCTGTCCCTGTAATTGTATCAGCAACCAATGGTGGGAAGTTGGCGTAGGTATCCTTCCAAATGTCGATAACAATGTCACCAGCTACGTCAGCAACCAAGTCCCATTGCGTGATAGTGCCAGAGAAAGGAATCGACACGTACCCCTTGAGACCTGTGGTGATTACTGCACCACCGCCGTCGATTGTGATACCGAAGCTTCGAGCACCACCAGCACTGCTTGCACCAAATGGTTGCCAGCTACCTGCAGCGTCTTTGAATTCCATTACGCCGTTATTGTCTCGGAAGCCGTAGCCAGAGACACCCGACACTGCATTGAAGTTGATGTACTTGTTGAGACCGTTCACCAAAATATCCACGCCGCTTGGGAAAATGGTTTTGATGTGGTTGCCGACATTGTTCCAAAATCCTTCGGTGCGTGCCATATTATATTTTGGTTACCACGCAATACCTGCTCGTTGGTATCTTTCCTTGAGGAAGTTTTCTCGTTGCTCTAGTTCCTCGTGACGAGTAGCTTGAGCAACAGCCTTCGCTTCATTATCTTTGAGACTCGCTTCGACTAGAGCGAGCGACTCGGAAGCTTTCTTTTTAGCAGCTTCGGTTTCGTCCATGAAGGTCTTGAATTCTTCGCCAGTCACCTTCATGCGATTTTTGTGAGTTTCTTCGAGCGTTTGAAGCTCTACAGTGACCGTGGCGGCACGTTTTGTCTTCGATTCGATGTCTGTGTCGAGTTCGGCAACAACCTCTCTCTTGCTTGAGATTTGCTCGTCTAGCGTGGTCTGTACGGCAGTCTGTGACTCGATTACGACCACTTGAGCCTTGGCAGCGTCGTCAAGCTCTTTGAGTTCGCCCATAATGCGAGTTTTTTCAGAGTCAGCGTGCTTGGTGAAGGCAGCGTAGTCAGCTTGAGCCTTGGCAAGTGAACCTTCGACAGTGAGTTGTGCTTGAGTCGCCACAGTAATTGCTGCATTGAGTTCTGCAATCTCACCTTCAAGCTTTTTCTTTTCTTCCTCTTTGTCAGTCACACTTTTGTTGAGTGCAGCAATTTCTGCAGCTACCTTCTCACGAACACTCTTGAGAGTGGTCACTGAATCAGACGCACTTTTTTCAGCGTCCTCTTTTTGCTTTTGCAAATCAAGAATCACGGCATTAAGACGCTCGATTTCTTTTTCGAGGTTTTCAACATTGAGCTTGTGAGTATTTGCAGAGCTTGAGAGCCGACTGATTTCGGCTTCGATTTCTACCTTCTTGTCTGCCAGCTCTAGGATTTGTGTCTCGATAGTTTTTTCCATAGAGATAAAAGTTATTCACCAGCAGCAACCACGTCGATAGTGAATTGAGCACCAGTAATTGAAGTAAGGTCGAGACCAAGCCACTCAATCATGTTGGTGTTGATTTCGTACATGAACACGCCAGTTGCGTCTACAGGGATACCAACGCTACCGTTGAGAGTTGCACCAGTGTCGAGATTCTTGCATTGCACAGGTGAGTGGAAGTTTGCTTGCGAAGCTGCCGACGCAAACGCTGGCACTGCTTCCATACCAGTCGCACGGAAGCGAGCCACCGAAGCGGCTGTACCTGCGACGGTCACAGTGACCATTGCGACTACGTGACGATAAGAGCCGACCATAACAGGTCGAAGTCCTGCGGTTGGGTTGTACAGTGGTTGTACTGGTGAAACGGTGCGTTGCATAATAGTGAAATTATTTTTTGATAATACTGGCGAGCTATTCGCTCTAGCCAAACTCCCACCGAAGTGAGAGTTTGAGAGAACGTCCGTGGGTTAGGTTGCTTGTGAGAGCAAGAATCCACGACCAGACACGATTGCAATGTCGTATGAAAGACGTACACCGTAAGTCCAAACGTCTGCGTGACCGTCAACGAGTGAAGGTGTTGAGACAGGGTCTACGAGGTAAGTATCTTCCCACTTTGCAAAGTATGCTTGCCATGATTCTGCGTCATTACCAGCAGCCACGATACCCCACCAGTTACGCTTTGTTGAGTCGTAAGCAGAGTTCGCAAGTGTTGCGAGGTACGGAAGTCGCACAGGCTCGTACTTGTTAAGGTACACGTTCTTCACGCCAGAGTTGATACCCGACGCTACAGAAGCGAGAGACTGCATGAGTTCAGCTACAAGGTTTGCAACAGCGTCGTTGTCAGCGAAGAAAATCTTGTTGAAGTTCATCTTTCGCTTCTCACCAAAGTTGTTGTAAATCTGGGTAGTTGCTTGAAGTTCAGCTACTTCGAGGGCAGTACGTGAGAACGCTGGGTTACCAGTGATTACGTTTGACCAAGTAGTAGTGCTGTACTTGAGCGTGTGCACTGCAGATACAAGGGCGAGACCGTCACCGACTGTAAGGTCGATTGTATTACCGTCACGGTCTACGTATGAGGTAGCGTTCGCAAAAGTGATACGGTGAGTAAGGTCAAGCTCTGTACGCTGTGTACCGTAGCTTGTGAGGTTGGTAAGTTTAGCAGCCACTTCTGGGTACTTGTTAAACTTACGCATTTCGACTGTGATGTCGATTTCAGTTCCGAAACGTCGAACCTTCGCTTGCTTTGAGTAACCAACACCAGCACGTGCTTTCGTCACGTTCTGTCCTTGTGCCTTGTAAGACGCAAAGGTGTCTTGGTCGTATTCCTCATAAAGACGGAATTCGCCGTTGTTCATACCGACCTCGTCAACTTGGAAAAGTTGCATTGCGTTCGGTACGACCTTCCCTGCTACCATTTCAAACTCACGCTTCACCAAGTCGGTAAAGTCCGTGATTGTAATGGTGTTGAGATTTGTGTCCATACTATTACTAGAGATTAAGAGCTATTAAGCAACTGCAGCTTGAGCGTTGATACGCACACGTGCCTTGGTTGAAGTCGACCCAAGTCCAACGATGATAGTGTGGACGTTTGTAGCAATAGAGTTACTGATTTGTCCTGCATTACCGATGATGTCCTTGTAAGTTCCAACGAGGGCTTGGGTGATAGCACCGTTAGCGTCAACCTCGAATTCACTGTCTGGTGAAAGGTTGATGTCTACCTCGATTGGTGTGTTCGCTGCGTAGTCTGCGTCAGTAGCAGCGACAGCCTTCTTTACGATACCGATGAATCCACCAGTAGTACCTGCTACTGCAGGGGTGATGAAGCCAGAACCGTTGAAGGTCACAAGGTCTCCGACGTTGAAAACAGTCGAAGCAACCTTTGCGAATCGCTCATACTTTGGCATACCTTTGATTCGAATGAACATAAGTAGTTAAGTTAGATTGAATAGATAATAAAAAACGAAGACCACCATTACTGGCGTTCTTCGCAAAGTCCGATTCGGTGGACAAGTCCTATATGCGGCGACTACTTCGGGCAGTCAATCCTATTTATTTATTTTAGGTCTCGCCGACCTCGTGCAGACGCTCAAGTCGCCTTGAGAGTCCTCACGATGTAACCACTACGAGAGTGATTGCAGCGATACAAGTAGTATACACCCGATTCTTGGTTGACAAATGGTTGCCAACTTGCGGTCATGTGGATAACTACTTGGCTTCTTCGGTCACCACGTCCTTGATTCCTTGGTCGACAGTGTCTCCCTGTGAAGGCTCATTGTCGTATTCAGTAGGCTCAACAGGTCGCATTTCTGCAGCAATCTTGGTGATTGCAATGACCTCTCGAATTGGTACGTCAGCGATAGAATTTTCACCAGTGAGAGCGTAAGTGAGTCTCATGCTTTCAGTCTGTGGCTCAAGCAACACTCGCTTGAACATATAGGCGATAGCGATGATGTTGTTCATTACTTCTTCGAGGTCTTTGGTAGAGATACCACCCTTCACTGCGTTGTCGTAGAAGTTATTGAGCACGTCTTTGTAGACCACCTCAAGTTCCTGCTCGCTCATTTTCGCACCGAAGGCGACGTTTGGATTTGCCAAGAGGTCAGTGAGAAACTGCTTGGTTGCGTCACTGCGTCGTGCCACTGCCTTCTTCTCTCGGTCTTTCGCTTCACGGTCAGAGAAAACTTTGAAGCCAATAAACTTGGTCTTCTCGGAAGCGTTCATTGCACTGTAGGGGATTTGAGATTCAGACATATTTATTTGATGTTGACGACGGTCTCTGGTAATTGGATTCGCTTGCCACGGAAGTCGACGGTAAAGAGGAAGTGTTGCTCTTTCGCACCAGTCATAACCTTTTGGTCAGTCGGTACGAGTGTCTTACCGTTCCAAGTCATTTGAGCCACGAGTCCGTGCTCTTTGATTTCACCGATGTCCTTGCGTTCCTTGATAGTCGCTGGCAGTGGGATTGCTGCTTCCATGAAGGCAACGAAGTCGACAGTTTCCTCACGTACCTCGTCGGTCTTGAGGTCGAGTAGCAAGAGGGTCACCATAGTGCGAACCTCGCCTGTCTGTGGATTCTTCTCAAGCCACGTGTACGTCTTGCGTCCGTCGATACGAACCTTCTCTTTGTATCCGACCACCATTTCTTCCTTCTCACCGTAGAACACGACGTTGAGCACTCGGTCTTCCTTCACTTCTGCAAGTGGGTTGAAGATATTTGTCGAGTCAGCATTGCGTTCACTGGTGATTGCAACACTCTCAAGGTCGCTCAAACGTCCCATAATCGCTTCTAGCTGCGTTCGAGAGATAGTCACACTGTCTTCTTGCGGTACGCCGATTGACTTCGGTGTTGAAGCTTGTGGGGCTTCTGGGGTCACTACATTTGGCTGTACTACACCCATTGGGTCAGTTGTAGTAGCTGGTGCTTCACCACCACCAAAGATTGCACTTTCGGCTGCGTCCTTTGCAGTTTTGTCGGCTGCAGTTGGTTGCTTGTTAGCGTTGTTTTTTCCTGCCATATAATTATTTATTATTTATCGCTGTCTGCTTCACCAGCAGCAGCTACGTTTTTAAGTCCGAGTTTACCAGCAAGTCCCTTTCCTTCTGCAGTGTCAGCAATGTTGGTCTTTGCGTCGATTGCTGGTGCACCACCTTGCGTGTTGTTGGTAGCTGCGAGAGGATTCGGGTCTTTCGAGCCGAGCATATTCCACGCACCTGTCACAACAGCGTCGATTTCAGCGTCAGAACCTCGTGGCATTTTCTCCAAGAGAGCGACGTTGGCACGCAACTTTTCAGCAACGGCAGTGTCACCCTTCGAAGCCTTCACGATACGTTCCTCAAGTGCAGCAGTGACACGAGTGTTGTCTGCTTCTTGACGTGCCTTGTTGTCAGCTTCGATTTTGGATTCGAGAGCCAAACGACTCGCACGCTCTTGCTCAAGTGCGGTAGCCAATTCCTTTTCGGTGTCGGTCATACCTTCCTTGTTTTTGAAGATTTCGATAGCGTCCTTCTTCTCTTGAATCACTTGCTTGTTTTTCTCGGTAAGGTCAGTCACTTGAACAGTGAGCTGGTTGATTACTTCGAGAGCTTCTTCTAAAGTTTTTGGCTTCATATAAATTATTATGCAATTACTTCACACCAGTCGTCTGCAAAAACACTTTCTGCAGAGAGGTCTAGTGGGAATCGTTTGTAGTCACCAATACCTCGGTCGCCTTTCTCCATAACCATGTACGGAATAGTGTTGGCACTATGCTCGTCTGGGAATTGTACAAAGACTTTAATCGACGGATTTCGCCAGCCGACTCGTGAGACCCTCTTGCCTTGTTTCATTAGCTCAAGAGCTTCACTAAAATTAAATGTTCTTGGATTTGGTGTCATACGTTTATTTATTTATTTGTAATGAAATTATTATAGCACCTCGCTTTTACGAAATGCCCCTGTTATTCTCGTCATACGACATACCAAGGCGTTCGACTTGGTCTTCGACCACGTAGATACCGTTGATACTGCCACGAGTGAATTGCTCGTTGCGATTCGGGGCACTAGCGTCGTCAGAGAACAGCGATAGATTCACTTGGTCTTGCTTGAGGTGCGTGATGAGATACTTCCACGCTTCGGTCTTGCGTAGGTTGCTGCAGAACAGACCAATCTCGTTTTTGAATGAGTCTGGCTGCGTGTTCAGCATTTCGAAATTCGGCAAGTAAGAGCCGAGTTGCTTCATGGTCAGTTCAGCCTGTGTGAGTGGCTGCACCTGCGACGCTCGTGACTTGGCAAGCCGTAGCTCGACCAGTTCGTTTGCGTCGACCAGTACCATGTTTGTATCTTCGAGGGTGATTTTCTTTGCGAGCTTCTTGATGTATTTATTCATAGATTTTTAGGTTAGGCGACTTTGGCTGCCGAGAGTGGCGACGGTCGTTTCGAGTTTGCCATGTTCTGTGCAGGATTGTCGACTGCCGTGCCTTGTGCGTTAGCTTCCATGAGTTGCTGCAGCATTGCGTTCATTGCCGCACCGTCTTGAGCATTAAAGAGCTTGTCAAAGTCCTCGTTCATACGATTCGCAATGCGTTGTAGCACGTAGTCTTGCTTGAATACCTGTACACCAAAGAGGTTAGATACACGAGTGAGGTTGTCGATGAACATGAGTAGCTGCATTTGGTCGTCGTCGTCACTTGAAACAATCACGTCGACGTTCCAAATCACTTCGAGCATACGCAACCATTCAGCACCGAGGAATGAAAGTCGTACTGGCTTGCCGTATTCTTCTGCAAGTCGGTCTTCTTCCTCTACCTGTTCACGCTCGGTCGGTAGCACTTCGTCTTCACCCACGAATCGAGTGAGCTTCATGCCTTTCTTGCCGTCCTTGAATGAGGTGTCGGTTGCAAATTGCTTGTACTTCTTTGCCTTCTTGGTCGGTGAAATCTTGTGACCAGTCACGAGTTCGATACCGTCTACCATTTCGGTAGTTTCTTCGTACATTGGGTGTTCTTCGTACTTCGTCCAGTTGGCTACGATGTTGTAAATACGCAAAAGAATGAGTCGTCGCTCAAGTGAGCGTACACCGTCAATGAGAGCAGCAAGCTTGAGCATGGTCTGCTTCTGCTCGTTCACGATTTGAGTAGCGGTTACGTCGTCACCCACGGTCTGTGCAGCGTATGAGTCGGTGACAGACTTCTCGTTGATGATTTCTCGCACCTTGTCGAACATGAGAACGTCGCCATTTGAGATAGCGAGTAGTTGCTGTGGAAGGATTGTGAAAATGTCGTTGGCTTTGATACCGTGCGTCATTGTGTTGGCGTTCACGATGTCACGTGAGAGGACGTTGCCAGACTTGTTACCAAGAGCAGGTCGGTATGATTGCCATGCCTTACCTACCATTGCACGAAGCAAAATGTCGTAAAGCTTTTGGTCAACACGAGTCTTGGCTGGGATACCCTTACCAACAGCAAAGTTCGGGATACGTTCACCGAGACCCTTTGCAAGTGGGTAAAGACCAGACGGTGATACCTTCGTCATAGGGAAGCCAATAGGCAACATCATAACGCCGTTCAAGAGAATCTGGTGACGGTTAGTAAAGCGTTCGTACACCTTCGTGATACCGACCTTCCCCTTGCCTACCTTGTACGTGTTCCAGTTGTAATCAGAGCCAGCACGAGCAGTTGCGTCCACCTTGAATGGTGTCTCGTTGCATACGTCCTGTGGCACTAAATCCCACCTGTCCCATGAGCCGTAAATTGACTGTGCTACGTCCCAATCGACTTCTTCGTAGGTAGCGATACAAGCGTTGTTTTGAGCTTCTGGCTCGTTCATAGACGACACGAGCACGTACTTACCAAGGTGCAGCTTGACCTCGCACTTGCCTTCCACGTCGTAGATAGGCTTGTCGTCACCTTTGAAATCAGAAATCTTCATGGTTGGTTGCCATGAAGTGTCGGTCTTCGCTAGGATACTTCGCTCGGTATACACTTCTTCGGCATACACGACACCTTGAGCAATCAACTCTCGGTAAATGTCCTGTCGCTTTTCTGGGTACACCTCAAGCTCACGTGACTTCTTCACAAGGTCTTCCATTTCAGAGCCAAGCTCGGAAATCATGGTGTTGTCTTTATCGAACGCCGAAATGTTTGGCTGCAGGTTGAAGTTCACCAACGTCGAAAGAATCGTGGTGTCTTTTTCACGAGTGAGTCCAGTAGTCAGACGGAAGTCAGTCGCTTCGTCAATCTCGGTGTTGTATCCGAGGTCGGCTTTGCGGTTTTCTTCATAGGCTTGAATGTACGTCTTGTCGTCGAATTCAATGAGGGGCTTGCGAAGAAGGTCACGCATTTGCGTAAGCTTGTTCATTAACGCAGAGTAGGCGAGTTTCTCGTCTTTAGAGTACGAGTCCCACGCCTTGTTTTTCTTTGCAGTTTTTGCCATACGAGAAATTATAACACACGTCTAGTCGCAACTTTCACCGTGGGTAGGTGCATAATCCCCACAGTTGACTTGGTCGAAGCTTCGGTTTGATTCGTCACCAAAGATAAATTCAGAGAGCTTCTGGTATCCAAGTGTTGCCAAGAGCAGCACGACCGAGCTACATACCCAAATCATAAGCATGGTTGAAATCACCTGTTGCAGATTGTATCGAGGGTTAGGCATTACCATATTTTTCAGTTTTGATGTTTGCATGAACGTATTGTCTGCCTTCGTGTGCGAGAGCCAAGGCAATGACTCGGTCGAAGTGTTTACCGTTCGGGTCAACCACGTTGCCTTTGAGCAGTCGTGGAATGTCGTCGAGTTCACTCTTTGGGTAGGCACGTAACTCTTTGAGCAGTAACGGTGAATAGACGAACGTACCCAAGTCACCAAGCGAGTATGAGAGCTGGTAGAGAATGAGTGGCTTTGTGGTCTTCGTGGTGAGGAAGCCAAGCTCTTTCTTTTCTTCGTCGGTCTCTCGGTCTTTGGTGGTGCGAGCGTAGATATTCGTGTACTGCAGCTCTCGACATTTTACCACAAAAGCGAGACCGTGGTTATTCACTTCGGGCACAATCAGTGCATTACCAAACTTCTTGGCGTACTCGACAGCTTCCCATGCGAGCTTGTCTGGCGTGGTCTTATCGCTCACGTATTCCGCAACCTGCTCGCCTGTGTTCACGTCGATAACCTCGATAACGGCATTGTCACCACCTGCACCACCACTAGGGTCAACACCGAACACGTAGCGGTGCTTCTTGTTGTACGCTGCATAGAACGTCCAGTCACCGATTCGTACACCTTGGCGAGTCATTTGGTAGCCAAGCATTTCGATAGGGAAGAATTTACCGCCCGATGATACGAAGGCTTCTTGCCACGTGGTCGGGTACTCTTGCTGCAGTGTTTCAAGGTCTTTATTCAAGACCAGATACTTCATGTAGTAGTAACTGATTTCGAGGTCAGTGAAGCCATGACGTTGCTGCAACTCCATGAAGTATTTGGCGTTGTGCATTTCCGTGAAGGGAATGATTCGAGGGGTCTTGGCGATTTCTGCCTTGTCCCAAAACCAGCCGTAAAAGTGTGGCTTCCAGTCGGTAGGCAATGGCTCGATACCGTTCTTCTCTAGCCAGTCCCAACGCTCGACCGCCTGTGTGTACATTTCGTAAAAGAGACCGAAGTCACCCTCGGCAGTTGATTCGATGTCGATACGACAGTCGATAGGCAGTGCAGGAAGCGTACCAGCGACGAATTCACGAGCCTTGAGCGAGTTGATACGTTCCATTTTTGCAATCTCGGTCACGTGGATTCGAGCGTAAGTACCAGAACGACCAGAGTTCGACACGTAGATACTTGAGTGAGCGTGGTCAAACTGTGGGTCTGGTGACTCACCAAAGTCGAGTTCGAGCGTACCAGCGTCAGACTTCACCGTCTTGTAAAACGGCTTGAGTCGAAACTTGTCCCATGCGTACTTCACCTTACGAGAGAAAATGCGTTGTGCTTCCTCTTTGATGTGAGCGAGAAAGAGAATGTGGAAGTTCGGCTTGAAGGCAATGTCGTCGAGTGAGTCGATTGCTTCGTCGGTCGTGAATCCGTGCTGGCGACTCTTGAGAATGAGGTTGCGAGTGTGCTTGTTCTTTTGGAAATCCTCTTGAGCTTCGTTACGCTTAAAAGTCACCGACATTTGATTCTTGTCGACGATTGAATACAGGTGATTTACCCGCCAGTCTTTATCTTTGAAGCAAGGGGGCAAATCCATGATTTACGAATTTGCTAGTTCAGCCAATACCTGTCCGATAGTCTTGCCAATATCCTCGCCCTTGTCTTCTTTGATTCCAGCCGATTCAAAAAGCAGCTTGCGTTCTTGAGTGGCACTGGCTCGTGGGGTTGAAGCGACCTTGAAGTGAGCAGCCAAGACCTTCGGCATATTCTTGCGTACCGCCTTCAAATAGCCAGCACGTAGCAATTCCTCTTTCACAATCTCGACCTTTGCCATAGTCTCGATTTTCTTCTTGCTCAAGCGGTTGGGACGCTTTGCACCCTTGGCAGCAGCTTGTGCTTTTGCTCTCAAAACAGGGTCTTTGAAGTTAGGTTTTTTACTCTTTTTTTCCATAATTTATTTATTCGCATGTAAACTCACTGTATCTTCACTATTTTAGCACACCAAAATGCAGTAATGACAATAGTTGTGCAGTGCCGACGAGTGGTTGCCAGTTGGTTGCCAAATGGTTACCGATTGCTGCCTTGCATGGATTCGAACCACGATGAGAAACTTCAAAGGTTTCCGTCCTGCCGTTAGACGACAAGGCAATGTGTGCCGCACATAGGAATCGAACCTATCCAGCCGAAGCAACTGTTTTACAGACAGTCGAGCGTCCATAGCTCATAGTAGGGCAATGCGAATGGTGTAGGAATCGAACCTACTCTGCGAGGTTTGGAATCTCGATAGTCGCCATGACGTTACCACTCCTTGCAACCTTACGCTGGTATTCGTAAGGCGTACATTTAGTGCCGAAGCACGCCTTAAAGCCAATTACTCTGGGAACACAACGGGTGGATACGTGCTTTGACCAGATACCTCTACTACCATAACGTAGAGGGCTTGCTGGAACGGAAGGATTCGAACCTTCAACCTTCACCTTAACAGGGTGCTGCACTGCCGTTGTGCTACATTCCAATACTTGTTGCGAACCTCGGAATCGAACCGAGTGTCTTCTGGTTATGAGCCAGACGTGTTACCGATACACCAGTTCACAATGAGTAGTGAGCAGCTTTCCACTGCCTTGCCGACTGGATACGGTTAGCGATTCACTACAAACTCGGTACGGTGCTCTATTCCGTACCAAACGCTACTTACTGGCTCAAAGAGTCGGGACGCACCTCGGCGATATACCAGACAATCACTTGAATGGCTTGCCAGTGACGGCTCGCACTTCGATTCTATCCTCTCTCGACAGAGACAATAAGCAGCGTTTGATAAAGAACATTTGTGGACGAGAGGGAAATTGAATCCCTGTCCCTCACTCACCCTTGAATCACGTTGTACATAGCATTTTGCTTTGGGTCTCCACTCCCATTGCGAGGTCAAATAGGTCTCACTGTCTTTTGCTTTTTACGGCAGAAACGACGGTGACAATCTCCACCAACGGCTCGTAATATAACACCATTGCGATACCAGACGTATCTCTCGCAATGACGGCAGTTAGGCGACTCGTGCTACACGACCGAAGTCAAGTGCAGAGAAGAACGGCGATACAATAGCAGATTTTGCAGTTGTGTTGTGCCAGCTTTTACGACGTACTGGCGTGGTCGGCTATGCGTAAGTCAAGGTACAGAGTGGGTCGAATCCTAGCTCGCCCAATAGTGAATCCCTTTGGTAACGGTGTGGGATTCAACACCGAGATATGGTCACCCCCTTTCAACGTGGATTACACTTTGGACAGTAGCAGAAGACTGCGGTACTGCACGGCTTCACCTCGTCCGAAGCGAGCGATTGTGGTTGCGGAAGTTGCGTAAAATCGAACGCATACTGTTCCGCTTGCCGAAATCTCTCGTCCAGTGGAAGCGAAGGTTGCGGTTGCTCATTGACCATGTCCCTTCTCCTTTCAAACACACGACGTGTTCAACCTCTATTCTACCACCTCGCATTGTTTAATGCTTCATCATTGTCACCATATTGGGGGATAGAACGCTCTTTTTGCAAGTACATTTTCTTCACAATCTCGTTGAATTTTTCAGTCGAGCAAGTGAAGTCACACGTCTTCTTGCTGCAGGTGTAGTTGTGTGGGTGTGGTGTCAGAGCTGCGTTGCACTTCGGGCACTTGAGACTCTTGAGTCGTGACCAAATCATACCTACATGACCATTACCTGCCACAAGAGCCAGACAAGCGGTGCGTGCACCAAGACGTGAATAAGCCAAAACTTCGGTGTGTAGTGACCTCGGCTCTTTCCAAAAATGAAAGGGATTGCGAGCCATTCAAGCACCATGCTTGCGAGGTAGATTCCTGCGATGATTTCCATATATTTATTTTAGGTTAGTCGTTTGTAAATTGCTGCGTCTTCCATACCACCGATGAGAGCAACGGCTCGACGGCTTCGTTCACGTTCTTCTTCAATTTCCTTCTTGGTCTTCTTCTTTTCTTCACCGATTTCTTCGGTGCGTTCACCCTTCCAAAACAAATCGTGTTTGTAGACGAAGGCGTGCACGGCAGCTTCCCTCACCTTTTTCATTTCCTTGTTGAACAGTGGCAACAAAATGTCGAGAGCGTGAGTGACCTCAAGGTGAGCAGACTCGTCGAGTTCTACGGCAAGGTGCTTGCCACCACGAGTGTTGTAAATCTCACGAGTGTTGCCGTATCGCATGATTGTTTGAGCAACGATACCTTGGTTGGCTCGACTGATTTTGTAGTACCTCACTTCGAGCTTCTTGCCAGTGAGTACCTCGTCGATGTCGAGGTCGTACTTGGCACAAAGCTTCTTGAGGGTATGTAGTGCGTTCGCACTCTCGCCACCATTGTTGGCGTGTACCTTGAGTACCAAGGTGGCGATGATTCGTTCGTGCTTTTCCATATTTATTTATTTACCATTTCGAAGAATTTGAGTAACGTCCCTTCGTTGATGTGGTGCGAGTCGCTGCCAGAGTCAACTATCCAATTTTTGCCGCCCTTCCCTTTCTTGAGTACTTTGCATACTCTGCCAGTGTATTTGTTTTTCCAAATCTGTCCGATTCGTACAATGTTGCACTGCCCCTTCTTTTTGAATGAAGCCATACCTTACGCACCCTTATAGATTCGTGACTTCCAAATTTGGATATGCACCTTGTGACCGACGACGCTGGGGATACTTTCACCAGTTGGTGCGAGCCAGCCAAGCTTCTTGGCGGTAGCCATGACACCGCCCATTGCTCGATTGTCGTGGGTCTTGAGTGGTGACATTTGCACCAAGGCACGCACTTCGTTGACGGTGAAGGTCTCATGCTTTTCGCAAATCGTCTTCACGCACTGCAGTGCCATTTCTCGCCACTGCGAGTCAGCGTTGGTGTAGCTTTGCTCGACTGCCTTTTCAGTAACAGCGTGCATTTCCACCTTGTCTACTTTTTTGATGTCAACGTGCACTGGCTTTGCGTCACCGTGTTTTACTTTGCAGGTGTAGCAAGGCTCTTTTCGTAAGTTTGGGAATTCGCCAATCGAAGGCACGTACTGTGTCCTTCCTTTGCCGTCCTCGGTCTTTATGGCGTTACAGTGCTGGCACTGTGAGACCATAGATACTTTTGATGTCTGCATAAATTATACATTTATTTATTCATTCTTGCACCCTGCTATTGCACTGGTGCGTGGATAATTATGCCGTGGAAGTCGCACATTTCCTTCTCGTAAATTGTCAGAAAGAAATCTGGGTACTCACGTGACTGCTCTTGAAGTGCATAACACTTGACCTGCTCTGCTTTGTGGAAGCCTTCAATTATCGACACAACGAACGCTGCAATTAGGGTCACAACCAATAGGGCGATGATGATGTCTTTGATGATAATTTTCATAGATTTATTCTGCTGCGTAAGCTGTTAAGACCAGACCTGCATACCTCACTGTGTCGTATGGCACGCCATGTTGGTTTGTTCCTCGCTTCTCTACTGGTTTTTCGCTACCACCTAGTGAGCCGTTCCAAATGAGAGCAACCTCTCGTTCGGTGTGACCTCGGTGCAGTAGTATCTCAACCTTCTTCACTGCGACGTATTGCTCGTTGAGTTCGGTTTGCGGTAGTACCTCACCGACTACTTCTTGCGATACGATTTCCCACGTGCTCGGTAGAAACTGGAAGCTTCCGTATTCACCCGACGCACCGTGTACTTGTTTGCCGCCTGTCTCCGTCAGTGCAATCGCCTTGGCGAGCTTTCTTGCGGTTGCACTTATTGTAAATCCAATTCTTCCTGTCGGGTAGTTTCAAGGTCTGATTGAAGTGTTGCAATCTCGGCTTCGAGAGCAGCGATTTGAGCTTCACGGTCTTCAATTTCCTCGTTGATAAATACCTGCTTTGCTTGATTCTCGACACGCTTCTTGAAGGTCTCACGTGCTTTGATTTCGTCGAGTGGGTTGACCGACTCACTCACCACTTCTGGTGTCGAGGTTGCGGTCTCTGGTCGAGTGTAGGTCTCGGTCGTGTCGATGAACGACATGGCTGTGAATAAGCCAGCAACCACCAACACTGAAAGTAAAACTATTCTACCTGTGCTTCGCTTTGCGTAACGTCCTTTTGGGTCTCGATTCGTCATAAATTTATTTATTTATTTGATTAAATGTCATACTGGCAAATGCACTTTTTTGTGCCTACGCCACGCATGATGTGTCCTTCTCCGTCGTCTTCGTCGGTAGCGACTTCACCTGTTCCGTCGCACCATTCGCACACGTCTTCGTCTTCTATTTGTTGAACCATAATTTATTTATTTATTCGGTTACCCATACATAATACACCCCACACATTTCTGTGCAAGGGTGTATATGCGGTATGCGTGGGGATAACTCTAGTGACGGTCATTTCGAGCCGATTTTGCACGACTATTTGGTCGTACCAATTCAACCTGCTCGGCTTGCAATCCTTTACGATTGACGATTACCGTGCCGATTTTGACCTTTTGACCGACCTTGAGTTCAGACCACTCGATGTCTTGGTCAACCAGTGCTGCAGCGTGAAAGAAAATGTCTTTGTCGTGTGCACCGATTTGAGTGTCGGGTAGAATGAAGCCGTACCCTTCCTCTTTGAGTAGCTTCACCATTCCAGTGATGTTGTAGTAATAATTCATACATTTATTTTATGGTAACTTCGACGATTTGTTTCTCGCCTTTTTTAATCTGTTCGGCAGTAATTGAAATCTTTGAAACGTACTCTTGGGTGTCGTCTGGCAGTACGCCACAGTGCACCAAAGCGTCTTCGCACATTTTGAGCATGTAGCCGTGATTCGAAATATCGAGCTTCGAGCCACACGTCTTGAAGTGGTAGTGCATTTCAACAGGAAACTCACCAGTGTACTTTTTCGGTTTGGATTCCAAGACCGCATAGTACCAATCCTCTCGATGTTCTTCCCTTACGGTGAAGTGGACACCAGCGTAGATTTTATTCAGTGAGACCTTCTCTGGGATTTCAATACTGTATTTCACCCTTTAGATTATACCATTGCGGCGTAGGAAATCTTCGTCGAAATCAGCCGTACCAGTGGGAAACGGAAGGTGTAGACCTCGCTTCCCAATCTGGCGGTTGAATTCTTCCCAAGCGTCCTGCAGCTCGGCGTGAGTCCAATCTCTCGTCTGCGGTTTGCCAAATTTAGCTTCACCGATTCGCTGGAAGATACGCTTGACCATGTCCATATTGAAGTCGATGTCGAAATCTTCAAGCAGGATTCGTGGCGTGATTCCAGCAAAGTTCAGAATCTCGGCGACCTCTGTCATGTACACGTGTAGTGCCTTGTTCTGCTGCAGTGAGCGTGGGTCGTCTTTTGCCATAATTTATTTTTTCTTAATCCAGTTTTTATCTCGTTTCACGTGGCAAGAACGGCAACGTGGTCGGTAGTCAGCAATGTCGTCAGTGTACTTGCCTGTCTCGTTTGAGTAATCTTTTGCTTGCTTCGGACAGTCGTGGCACTTGAATTGGGACGCTGCACCATACTTGCGGTGAAGTCGTCGATGTAGAGTGAGCTTGTTTGGTGTAGCCGTCCAATTCCAGTGCTTTTTTCCTTTTGGCAAGGCAGCAAGTCTCGGTTTGTTATCACGAGAATATGCTGCCTTCTTCATTTTTTGGATTGCTTCTGGTGTGTGCTTGTATCCTTTTTGCATTACACCATTCTAACATATCCTAGAACCGCTAAAAGGGGATATCCTCTGGGTTGATTTCTTCTTCTGTGTAGTCTGGCAGCACAGAGTGGCTCGCTGGGTCGTCGTTGCGAGCAGCTTGTCGTGGTGCTGCGTCCTTACTTCCACCACCGTCATTGAGGAATTGGAAGTTGTCAGCGACGATTTCAGTGCGGTACTGCTTCACTCCGTCCTTGTCCCATGAGCGAGTTTGAAGTCGACCACGAACGTAAATTGGCTTGCCTTTGGTGAAATACTTGGCGATAGTCTCGGCAGTCTTACCAAATGCCACGATGTTGTGGTACTCGACAGCTTCCTGCTTGTTACCGTCCTTATCCTTCCACACTCGGTTGGTAGCGACTGAAAAACTCACCACCTGCATACCACTTGGTAGTGCCTTAAGTTCTGGGTCACGAGTAAGATTTCCTGCGATTGTTACTTCATTGAGGTACATATAATTTTTTGTGATTATTTCTAAAAATCAAACGCTTCTGGGTTGGTCTCTTTCAGTAGTTGTTGGGTCTTCTCAATTACCTGCATACCTTCTGCTTCTGAAAAACCACCACGTCGGATACCGACAGTGTAACCAATATGCAAGAACGCCATAGACTGCTTGTGGAATGGCTCAATTTCACCACCCAAGTCTTTTTGCACTTGGAAGTGCATGTTGATAGTCTCAATCGTTAGGTCGTGAAGTTCCTCTGCCATTGCTTGAATTGTTTTTTTTGACATAAATTTATTTATTATTTACCCACCCCACTTATTCATTACCTTCTCGATGTCTTTCACGATGAGCAAGGCTTTGAAAGCGTCCTGTGACATTTTGCGTTCTTCTTCGCTCAAGATATGCAGCGTAGGAATACCAGTATTCTTGTCGAAGTGCAGCACACCAACAGCGTCGTATGGTAGCGGTTGCTTGCGGTATTCGTATTCTTCGATGAGTCCGAGGTCGTAACCGCCTAGCTGGTACTTCTGTGACGAGTACACACCCTTTGAGGTTTTGTAGTCACAGAGAATTC